AACTCTACTTTCATAGGTTTGGCGCGTGACAGCCATTCGGCGAACTTAGCGCATAAATATTCTTGGTATGCTTTGCACACGTCCCCGAAAACGGCTAACGCTTTGAACTCGTCAGGTGCGGCTACAGGCGGGCGCGCGAAGGCATTGTCGGGCAAGTTATCAGGCGTAACGCATAATATTTCTAACACGGCTTGAGTTTTATGGGTCTTTCCTGTACGAACGGTATAGTTCTCACATAGACGCATAGCACAACGCCAGACCCAAGAATAATGCTGTGATGATTTACGAACCCATACCGCGCTCGGGTGGTTTACGTGAGTGTGTGAGTAAATCTTTTTACCTATCAGCCAACGGCGCCCGAAACGTGTCTCAAACTGGTCGCTAGGTAGTTCATACCAATCGACTTGCTTACACTTAACGCGTTTAATAACCGTACCGCATTCAAGTTCTACACGGCGTAGAGTCTTAACCCATACTTTACACTTTACACCGTCAAGCAGTCTAAGCGCAGACGATAACAGTTGCGCATACTCGACAATCATCTTGACTTGGTGGACGCGTACGTGCTCGTTAGCGGATTGGATAGGGCAGTAGTTACTGCGAATAACCCTAATATTACAACTAGGCGTTACACATGTCAACAACCTAACACCGTGTTATACTACGAACAATATTAATTTTCAGGGCGTCCTTTCATGGCAGACCAAGATCAATTCGAACCGGTAGCGGTCGCAGGCTACGAGCGCAGCGGCAGTTACGGTAAAGTCGACGTAATCGACGAGTATCAGCCCGAGCTAAGAGGGCGTCGAGGTCGTAGAACTATTCGACAAATGACAAACGACGAGACGATCGGGGCTATGCGCTTCGGTATCGATGCGTTCTTCCGTGGTGTAACGTTCTACGTGGATAAGGCACCCGACGAAGAACTCAACGAAGAAGAGGCAGAGAAGTACCGCGAGTGGGCCGAGAATACGTTATTTAACGATTTAGGCGACCCGTCCGACCGTTACCAGTGTTTAACGTGGGACGGCTTCATTCTCAACGCGCTGTCGTGTCTCGACTTTGGTTGGTCTTACTTCGACGTGCCGGTGTACAAGAAAGCGGACGGCACTATCGGGATCGCTGACCTGATGCTCGTGACGCAAGAAACGTTAGACGGTTGGCAACTGGATGACCAGCACAGAGTCACAGGATTGTACCAACGCACACCGGCCGGCATGACCGGACAATGGGACCGACTCATACCGCGTGAACGTGCTCTACATTTCGTAGCGTCCCCTTATAAATCAAGCCCTGAAGGTCGTAGCGCGTTTAGACACATTTACCGCCCTTGGTACTACAAGCAAAAGCTGATCGCAATCGAAGCGATACTGGCCGAACGTGGCGCGGGTTTCCCTGTGATGTACGTCGATGCGAGTATCAAGAAGCAAGCCGACGCGGGCGATACTACGGCGAAACAAGCTTGTCAGTTTTACGAGGACTTGGTAAAGAATATCAAGCGTAACAGTCAGTCGGGCGCGGTGATATATGCAAGCCCGTACCGCAACATGGACAACGAAGGCGGTTACTCATATACGACGATGCGTGCGGCAGAGCTCAAACTCGAAACCCCGAGCGTATCGAATAGCGGGGATATCGACCGAGCTATTAAACGACACGACACGGCGATCGCTCGCGGTCTGTTGGCCACGTTCCTAATGTTGGGTACGGACGGCAAAGGCGGATCGCTTGCGCTAGGTGAAGACCAGTCTAACCTGTTCTTAAAGGCGATCAGCGGTTGGCTTGAAATGATGGTGTCTGTAGTCAATAAGCAACTATTACCGATGCTGTGGGAATTAAACGGATTCCCACCGGAGTACATGCCATACGTTCGACCGGGTGAACTGACTCAGAAAACGTTAGACCAGGTAAGCGCGTTTGTTCGTGACATGGCCGCAGCGGGCATCATGCTCAACGACCCTGAAACGGAAGACCATTTACGAGAAGAGGCGGGATTACCCGCACGACCTGAAGACGGTATGGGAAATTTACCACCGATACCGACGGAAGACGAAGAGTAATAGAGACGGGACACCTTGCGAGAGGCGTCCCGTTTTTGGTTTTAGCGTTTAGGTATCCATCCGAATTTAAAAGAAACGTACAGGATCGTAATATTGAATGCCACACATCCTTTCTGGATGTGTGGCATATCGTAGACCCCTACGTTTAACAGGTGGTATAACCGCCCACCCAGTTTTCGTTCTGTCCAAAATAACTCCGTTGCTGCGTCGAGCTGGACGAAGAACCTTCCGAGCCATATCTCTGTACCCATAACTCACACCTCCAACGGCGACACAACGCCGACCATTAACGAATCGTTTAAATGTTTTTCAAGTGCGTCACGCTGCGTTTTAAGCGTTGCGATCTGCTCGTCTATTTTAGAAATGGTACACATCATTGCTGTGGAATACTCCGTCATTTCGTGCTCGATCGGCGTGGCGTCGGTGTACGTTGCTTTATCGTGCAAAGCTAGTACTGCCGGGGTGCCTTGTCCCGGCTTACCTCCTCCGGTGGATAGTGCGCCCACCAGGGACCCGTCACCCCCTTCAAATCGCAACTCCGCTCTTGAGTTCTCAGCGAAAGCTAGTACACAGTTCTCGGCGCCATTGTTACGCCCTAACGCGTGCGCATGGTGTGACGACACGATCGGGTCTTGCGTGCCGTGTACAACGTAGGTTTGCAGGTCGTCCGCCATAGCGTCGTTAGTTTTCGCGAGTAGTGTTTTAGATACCGTCTCGGTTATTAAATCCGTCGCGGCCTTGTAATCTCTAGCTTTCACCGTGCTAGACGTTTCATCCGTTTTATACTCACCGAATGCGACCATTCGGTGCCCTACGTGACCTGAAGACGTAACGCCGCTTCTAACGCTTCCGGTAACTTCTTGCCCCGTTTCTCGGCTCGGCGCTAAGTTGGCAGGCCAAACAATACCCGATCCGCGTTGGCTGAACACTTCTTGATTGCTCGCACCGATGCCGCCCACGTTGTGCGACTGGTTTAACGTCGGGTGTGCGTTTCTTGAATCATCCCAGTGAGAGCCCTCTCTAACGCTTCCGGTAACTTCTTGCCCCGTTTCTCGGCTCGGCGCAGTATCCCGGCGCACGCCTTCGCGCTCAAATAATACCGCTGCGGGATCGAACCCGTCTCGAGCACTTGCGACAACAAACACACGCTTGCGTCGTTGGGCCAGTCCGAAATATTGGGCATCGAGGACGCGCCACGCGACTGTTCTTTTGGGTCCAATAACACAACCTGACTTCGTCCACTTTTGACGCTTCGCACCGGGCTGTGCTTCAAGTGGTTGTGCTGCTCCGCTAATGCAATCAGCCAGTGTGTATTCTCCGGCGAGCAATCCGAGCAAAAACCCGAAGGCGTTGTCTTTGGTACTGAGCACACCCGGTACGTTTTCCCACAGGCACACCGCTTCATTACCTTCTCCGCGTTGTTCGTCGATTGCATTTAATAAGTCTCCGTAAATTAAAGAAAGCCCGCCCCGAGCGTCTGCTAGTGATTCTTGTTTGCCTGCAATGCTGAACGCTTGGCAAGGCGTACCGCCGACCAATACGTCAGGCGCAGGGATTGCCCCATAGCGTACCGCCTCCGGTAAAATTGACATGTCGCCAAGATTTGCAACGTGCGGCCAATGGTGCGCCAACACAGCACACGGGAACGGTTCAATCTCACTGAACCAAGACGCCGTAAAACCTAACGGTTCCCACGCTACTGAAGCGGATTCGATACCGCTACACACTGATCCGTAACTAATCATACTAACGCCCCCTGAATTGGTGCCACGTTGTCAGGCTCGTCGTTCGGAGTAAGCCCCAAACCCGCAAAGCCTTGTAATTTTATGCCGTTAATCGACACGACTTTTTTAACTGTCTTTCCGCGCGTAGAACTGCGCACAGCATCGACGAACGCACGCTGCGGGATCGCTTTGCTACCGCTACGCATACACCACATTTTATACCGTGCGTACAACTGGTCACCATGTACACGCTGCTCGTCGCTTATGACACACTCGTCATTGATAAACGCTAGGACAGGGCTGTAACGATACGTAATAGACTCGCGCTCACTTGCTGCGATACTAGGCTCTTGGAAGCGGCCACGCGCACGCAAACGACGTAAGGCTGTAATACAACGGTTAGCGATCCCCGGTAGCTCGTTTGCGAGGTCACGTTCCAGTGTTGGGTCTTCTTGACCGAAAAACGATTTGTTAAACGGGCAGATCACAAAGCGACCGGCTAACGCGCCCGAGTCGTCGTTAAACGCGAGGACGTTGTTACATGTGATCGAGATACGCCCAGGTACACGACCCGAGAACGCCGATTTATATTTACGCGCACACGATATGTCACCGTTGCCCGAAATGGTTTTAAGTTGGTCCACGATTTTACTGCGGTTCGGTCCTGATATCGTGCCGGCGTCATTCACCCATAACACAGTACGGTCTAACGCTGATTCGAGAGTGCCGTCCGCCGCGAAACCTTCAAGGCCTATACCCATGTAGTTAGTTTCACCGACAAGTAGTTTAGCGATGTTGGATATGGTGGTTTTACCCGAGCGCTGCACACCGATAAACATAGCGATCTTTTGGTATGAATAATCGCGCACCATCATATAACCGAGCCATTCCTCGACGAAATCGATACGCTCTTGGTCTCCTTCAAGGGTGGAGCGCAGGAACGCGTCCCAACGTGGACACCCCGCCGACGGGTCGTAATCGTACGGTAAAATATTCGTACTGAAAAAGTCGCGGGTATGCGGTAGTAGCTCGTTTGTCGTAATATCAAGGATACCGTTCTGTAACAGAATAAGCCCAGTACTATCGCGCCCCTTGTACTCACCAGGCGTAACTGGTCGATTACTCAAAGCTTTAACGAGGTTTAACGCTCCGTTAATGTCTGAGTCGCTAGGTGTTGCGTTGGCCATGGCAAACGTTAAGCCTGTTTTCATGTCCTGCGTTGTGGTCGCGACGTAGCTCTTACTGTCGAAGTAGTAAAAGTCTTCTTTATGTACGACGAGGGTTTTCGCTGGATAGTTCTCTTGAAGGAATCTAGTGCTGTTTTCCGTATGGTTCTTGGTATACCCGCACCCAACGGTGATATCGAACGGGTTAATACCTGTCACATGTGACGACGCTGCAGGTGTTGTAACGACGGCTGGTTGCGGTGCGTCAGGTGCCACGGGCTGTGGTGCGTCTGGTACAGGAGCACTCGCGGACATACCTAGCGACTGAAACGCGCCTAGAGGGTTGTCGCTTCCTTGAGGGCTTGCGGCATAGCGGTACGCGTTAGCCACGGGTACGGCCAGTTCGTCAGCGTCCCACGGCGGCGCGCATCGCGGGTTAAAGTGCTCGAGCATGAGTTCAAGCGTTTTACCCTCAGACAGACCCAAGTCGCGACAACGTGCCGCCGCTGTGAATGCGTGATGGTTCCCCGAATCGCCCTCGATGCTTGGTGTACATTTCGTAAGGTGCTGAACGCCGCGATCGATAGCGAACACGTCGTCCGATTCGATAAGCGTCTCGCCACGCGGTCCAGACGTCACAGCGTCGTGTGATACTTCAGGCAGTCCCGTCGCCACAACGTCAAGCGCGTATCGAGGATGGTCACCACGATAAATCACGTTATACATTTCGGGCGCGTTAAGGTCTTTCAAGTGAAAGAAATCCGGTAGACGCATCACACGCGAGGGGTTATGGATACGTGGGTCTGAGTTGTACTGAGCAATAAGACGCTTACATGTGCGTGACCACTCGTGCAGGTCGGTCGTCGTTTCTAGTAACCAGTAGGCGTGATAGTTTCCCGTCTCACCCTTGCGTGTGATGATGTGCGGTACGACGTGCCACTCGGATGGTAAACCCACATCACCGTCAAGGTCGATCATAATTGCTGTAGCGTGTGTGATCGTGTTGTCTTCGTTGCCGCCATGGTTCACCACGAAGTAAACGCCGTACCCCTGCTGGTTGTACGCAGACAGTTCAGCCGCTACGGTATTAAAGTCGCCTTGAAATTTACGGGCGAGCTTAGGGTCGCGAATGGAATCGTGAAACACCCGAAAGTGTCCCGAGGGAGAGCCCCACACGTCGGTGAGTAGTTGAAGCGCTTGATTCATTACCGACGCTCCTTATATGAGGCCATGCACGCAAGTAAATCACCTACAAGCGCACGTAGGTCGCCCGACATATAGCGACACGCTGAAGCGATTGCAGAGTACATGTTACCGACTTTGCGGACACGTTCAGTACGTGTGATAGGTTTTACAGGTGAGTGGTTACCTCTTTGATCGAGTATTTCCCCGTGACGCTTCACGATGAAGCCGAGGTGTGAGAATTGAATGGTGATCCCGTCTTTTTTACGTAAGACGTGTAAGAACTGTTTAAGTTCCATGACTATCGCTCCTGTTAGGGTTTATCCCTGTAACTATTAGGTGGATGATGTTAGCGCATCGCGCGGGTTATTGTCTAGCGGTGGTAAGTGGTAAGTGGTGCCTCGTACGGTTAAACGGGCGACGGTGTGCCGCCCTGTGATGTGATGTAATACTAGTCGGTTTAATCTAATATTACAAGTAGGTTTTACGCCAGTATTACGAAACCTTGAAAGTCGTCACGCTCTCTAGTGAACTGTTCGCGCTTCCGGTTCTCATAAGTCGCACACTCTTTCCAGTCTGAACCAACTTTGCATTTACCCAAGCCGATAACAGTGTATTCCGTACGTGTTTTTATGTGCTTGATACGGCTCCCTAACTTCAAACGCATGTTTTACGCTCCCGACGCTAAAGCGCGTCGAATTTTGTGATACGTCGCCCAACTTGGCGCGCGTCCCTGTGAAATGTACTGTTTAAGTGTGCGACTACCCGTAAACCCGCTCAGTGCGTGGATGTGTTCTAGCCCGTACTTTTCGACCCATGCTTTGAGGTCGTGCAATCGTGTATCTTCTCGCATGTTTAATGCCTCTATAGTCTAATAATACGAGCTAGTGTAACACAGTGTTACGTGGTGCGTATACAGTGCGCCTCGACTATGCGCTGTAAAGCCGTACCGAACGGCGGATCGCAAATAATCGCGTCGACACTGCCGTCCGCAATTTCTTTCATTCTTTCCAAGCAGTCGCCGTTCATTAATCGCACACCTCCGAACGTTACGTCGTTACTGGTCATACCTTCCTCACTCTTTTAATCTTCGGTCTGTCACTGACTCGCGGGACTTGCCAATGGTCTAAAAACGATGTGTATACGTTAGGATTACGGCAGAAAAACCCGATACCTCCCGCAGCACGTACCGCGTTAATAAAGCGTAACTGGCCACGCTCGCGCTGTTTGTCCTTACCTGGCGACCAGTCGACACGCTTCACCTCGACCGCCGTGAAGACCATCAAACGCTTACCAACCATCGAAGGCGTGACGACGATCGGAGTACCGCCGATAAGGTCGGACGATTTAAAACGTTGGTTAAGTTTCTTCGACTCGTTGCACAGGCCGTAACGTAGCTGACCGCCTCCGTGCGTTTCAGTCGCGCCGACGTTGTTACGCCACAAATACGTATGCTCTCGTGACGACGCCACGACGCGCAGCGTGTTCTGTACCCATGTCTCGCTGTTCTTCTCAAAGTCGCCCAGCGCGGACGACCCGAGCGGAGCGGTTAGGATACTGTACAGGCTAAACAAAGCGTCGGGGCCGATATTAAAACGCTCGGCCCACTCGGTTAGCTCGTCAGGTAAGTGTTCTGTGTGCGGTGTGGTCATACGGTGCGCTCCTGTTCGATGCGGTTATGTGTGTAACGGCTTACGTATAACACCCTTTTGCGGCGGGAGTATCCTGCTTTCATGGTTCCGGTCCATTTAGGACTGTTTTTCTTTTTCGGGAAGTAATACAGTTCTGTCATGGTGTTCACCCTATATAGTGTTGCGGTTTCCCGCGTCGTGGAATGTTTAAAGCTTGGTACGCGTCGTATATTGCCGAAACCTTACGGCGTGCTTTGCGTGCGTACCATGTTACGTGTTTGTGTGGTTGCGTTATGATCAAAAGCTTAATCTCGTCGGGTGTCATGCGGTGGTTGGAACACCTAACGCACTGTGAACTGTTAGTGTATTTTTCCTTGGTATCGCATACCGCGCACCTTTTACCGTGATAGGACTTTTCGCCTAGTTCCACCGCTAATTTCTTCGCACTAGGTTTACGTTCTTTTTTACGACGTTCTTTTTTACGTAACGATTCACAGTCCATGCACACACCGTTCCTCACGCGTCGTAGTGATGTGTGACCACGTTTACAGGGGGTCGTAGATTGATAGTAGAGCAATCCCAGCCCGGACGCGTCTTTAGCATTAGTCGGTATCCCTTCGAACATGAAATTAATCTCGTTATTTACTTGACTGTTTCTATTATTACACGGTATATTTTCACCTGTCAACAAAACTAGGAGTACGTCATGACATTTAAAATGACTATCAGCGCCGACAAACTGCGCTCAAAACCGCAATGGAAATCAGAGCAACAATTTATTAATGAAGCGTTGTACTGTGCGGGTCTCCCGTTCCATCAAGCCGACCTGACCAACTTGTATTATGGTATGCAGTACAAAGGCAGCGAACCGGCACCCGTTCAGACGCGCAACCCTAACGGGTCGGTAACTGTTACGTGGTCGGGCGAAGTCGGAGAGCCTCGACGCCTTGACGCACCGAAAAAGCGCAAGATTAAAGTCAATCCATGGATGGGGGCCTGATTATATGACCGATTTTTACAGAGCGGTAACGCTCGACGGCGACACGATCGTCATTCAGGCCGACAGTGTCGAAGCGGTGCGCGACGAATACATGTGGGTCGACTCTTCACCGCTAGACCTTAAACCCGCGCAGTACACCGACACGCGTCTGGTACAGCTTGGCGACATTGTGTGCTGTGGTGGTGACGAGTTCTGCGTCGAATACCTGCGACCATGTATGGACGACTACCTGTTCGGCCAGCTTAAAGGCGGATCGGGTCCGTGGTACTCCGTGGAGTATGCCGTATTACTAGGTCGTGCGGGCGGTAAGTAATGCCCCGAGTACCATACCTAAACAGGCGTTATCGAGCGTACCGTGCGTTACTAACTGCTACGGTACGCAACGCCACATTACCGCCGTGTGACCATGACGAGGATTGCGCTGATCACGGTATCAACGCACGTCACGTCGAACCGCACTTACCACAGTTTGACTGGAAGCAAATTAAGTACCTGCTAAACTGTCTAGTAGACGACGGCTTGGCATTTAAGACAGTAGGACGCCGAGGGATACGCGTTAAGTATTGGCCCGTCGGCGGCCTCGAATTATTGATAAAACAGGAGCGAATGAGAAATGGTAAACTACGAAAGCTGGAGTGACTTCGAGCTTAACCTCGCGGCGTCAAAGTTTGTTAAATTCGAAGGTTTAACATTGCTAGGTGACGAGTATAAAGAAGAGGTCACTATCGTCGAGGTCTTTGATTGGGGTGTGCAAGCGGTCGGAAAGTTTGACCCTTGTAATGACTGGGGCGACCTGATGCCGCTTGTAGTGGAAAGCGAAATACAACTAAACACGCAAAAAGCGAAACGGCC